CGCACAGCGGCAGCAGGAGGCGGCGCTCAAGCGCGCGGAGGCGGCCTACAACGTCTTCCAGACCACCGCCGACCACGGCACCATGCTCGACCCTGCCTTCGTCGAGAAGACCGCGCAGATGACCGCCGGCACGCCGTACGCGGAAGGGGTGCGGCAACTCGCTGCCCAGGCGCAGGCCACCGGCGGGCTGGCCGCGCAGCCGATCCAGCAGCAACGTGTCGCCCTCGACGACCTGAACAAGCAGATCGCCACGAACGGCGCGAACCCGGCGCTGCTCAAGCGGCGCGACCAGCAGGAGAAGGTGCTGCGCGGCAGCGAGACTGACCTCGGCAAGGACGGGCTGCGCGCGGCGCTGGAGCGCGGCGTCATCACCAATCTTGCCCCGCTGGACCTCAGCAGCATGCAGACCATCGCGAGCGGCCTTCAGGCGCGCCTCGGCCAGTCGCAGGACGCCGCGCAGTGGGCCGGCCGCGCCGTCTCGCCGCTCACCTCCGACGAGGCCGACAAGGTGGGCTCGGTCCTCAACGCCCTGCCGGCGGCGCAAAAGGGCGTCGCCATCGCGACGCTGGCCGGCGCGCTCGGGCCGACTGCGGCCGGCGCCGTCGCCGCGCAGCTCAACGACAAGGACCGCGGCCTAGCCCTCGCCATGGCACTGTCGACCGACAAGACCACCACCGGCCGCTACACCTCGCAGCTGCTGCTGGCCGGCCAGCAGGCGAAGAAGGACGGCACCAGCACGAAGGGCGACAAGCAGCCGGACGTCAAGGCGGCGAACTGGCGCGCCGAGATCGCGGCATCCGTCGAAGGCGCGTTCCCCTCGGAGGACATGCGCAAGTCGGTGATCGACGCGGCCGAGCTGATCTCGCACGGTATGGCGGCAGAGCAGGGCGGCGACCTCAGCAAGGACGACCGGCAGCGCGCTATCCGCCTGGCCGTCAGCGGCAACTTCATCCAGCACAACGGCCGGCCGCTGCCGCTGCCCGCCGGCGTCGACGAAGACCGCCTCGACGCGCGCCTGCAGAGCGTCACGCCCGCCGAGATCAAGGCGCAGGCCGGCGGTGACACGGTGCGCGCCGGGGGCGTGGACGTGCCGATCGCCGACTTCGTGAAGAAACTGCCCGGCCAGCAGCTCATGATCGCCTCTCAGGGCAAGTACATGGTGCTCGTCGACGGCCGTCCGGTCACCAACGCCGCGCGCCGGCCCATCATCATCGGGGTGAACTGATGCCGCTGCTCGACGCCTTCCAGCCGCAGAACGACACCGCCGTCGAGAACCTGCTCTCGCAGCCCGAGCCGACGCCGAAAATCGCGCCCGCGAAGTCGAACGTGTGGTCGACCATCACCGCCGCGCCGCGCGCCATGGCTGCCGCCGCCGCCGAGACGCTGGCCGGCGCGACCGAGCTGGTGACCGCCGTCGGCCGCTCGAACATGCCCGGCAACATCATGAACCGCGCCGGGCCCGAGGTGCGCGGCGACTATGGCGCCATGACCAGCGAGGCCTCCCGCTCGCTGCGCAACGTGGCCGAGGGGTACCGGCCCGATCCGCTCACCGCCGGCACCGCAGAGAACTTGGTGTTCGGCGTGACGAAGGGGCTGACCAAGGCGGTCGGCGCGACGCTGGCCGCCGGGCCGCTGGGCGGCGCGCTCGCGTTCGGCACCGACCAGGGCCTCACCAAGTTCGACGACCTGCAGCGCGAAGGGGTCGACGACCAGACGGCGGCGAAGGCAGCGTTCGTCGAGGGCGCGTTCTCCGGCGCGAGCCTGCTGCTTCCCGTGGCCGCCACCGGCGCGACGACTGCGGCCACCGTCGCCAAGACCGTCGGGCTGGTCGGTGTGGCCGGGCCCGGCGCCTTCATCGCGCAGCAGGCTGCCACGCGCGAGATCCTGCGCAGCGCCGACTACAAGGGCATCGCCGAGGCCTACGACCCGCTCGACCCGGTGGGCCTGGCCGTCGCCACGCTCATCCCGGCGGTGTTCGGCGGCCTGCATGTGCGAGCCGGCATCAAGGCGCGGGGCGAGGCGGCACCCGAGGCGCGCGTGGAGCCGACGCTCGGCGAACAGACTCCCGCCCCTGCGGTCGACGAAGCCATTGCCGCGCCCGACACGCGCACCGCCGTCGACGCGGCCATGACCCACAACCTCACCTTGCTGCAGGACGGCGAGGCGCGCCGCGCGCCGCAGTACCTGAACCTGCCGCTTCCGGAGACGTCTCGCCTGCAGGCCGACCCGACGATGCCAGTCGCGGAGGCGAAGCCCGCCGAGATCCAGCCGCCGCCCGCCGCAGAGAACGTCGCGCCGGCCGAGCCCGCGGACCCCACGCAGTCGACCGACCCGACGGTGCTGCGCGCCCAGGAAGCGGCGCCGGAGGAGATGGCCGCAGCCCGTCAGCTCTCGCAGGAGGGCACCGACACCGAGCTCGGCCATCTCGACACCGACCTGCTGCGCGTGGCCGCCGAGTGCGCCCTCACGACGGGGACGGCATGAGCCCGCGCGCGATGAGGAACAGCACGCCGCTCACCAGCACGATCACCGCCATCGACTTCAGCCACAGCAGCAGGAACGCCCAGGCGCTGCGGCCTGAGCCGGTGGCGATGAACCCCCACATGGCGACCCAGGCCGAGATGAAGCCCAGCGAGCCCACCCACACAAGGAACTGATTTATGGACCCCCGATGCATGGCCGCGGTACGCGCGGCAGCCGGTAACCGTAGCATCAGCGACGCGAAGCTGGCAACCCTCGAATCGGCGATCCGCACCAAGGCGCGCGAGCTGGCGACCCGGGACCGCGACCGCTGGCTCACCCTCTCGGCCGACCAGCGCACCATGGAGGCGGCGCAGGCCGCGATGCAGGACGTCGCCTCGACCGCCGCGCGCAAGGAAGCGAACGCCGCGCGCCAGGTGCTGGCGACCACCGCGACCGAGGCGCGCATCACCCGCGCCATGGAGTTGAACAAGCTGACCCGCTCGCAGGGCCTGGTGCGCGACATCGAGCTGACCGGCAACCACATCGCCGCCATCCGAAACGAGGGCATCGGCGAGCTGGGCGCCATGATCGACGCGGCCGAGAACAAGTCCGGCACCGGCGTGCTGCGCAACCTCGCCATGCGCATCTTCGACGTCGACAACCCGACCATGACCGCCGACGTCGTGCGCGAGGTGTTCAAGCTGGCCGACGGCTCGACGGGGAACAAGGTGGCGCAGGCCGGCGCGCGAGCGTGGCTCGACACCATCGAGAAGCTGCGCCTGCGCTTCAACGCGGCCGGCGGCGACGTCGGGAAGCTCGCCTACGGCTACCTCGCGCAAGCCCACGACATGCTGAAGGTGGCGACAGCCGGCGCCGATGCGTGGTCGGCGAAGGTGCTGCCGCTGCTCGACCGCCGTCGCTACGTCAACGAGGACGGCTCACTCATGTCCGACGGCCAGGTCACCGATCTGCTGAAGGCCGCGCACGAGACGCTGGCGACCGGCGGCGACAACAAGGTCGAGCCCGGCCAGTTCAAGGGCGCCGGCGCGAAGGCGAACTCTGGCAGCGCCTCGCGGGTGCTGCACTTCCTGGACGGTGACGCCTGGATGTCGTACATGAAGGACTTCGGCGAGGGCTCGCTCTACGACGCGATGCTCGGCCACGTGGGCAAGATGGCACGCGACATCGGCCTGGTGGAGCAGTACGGGCCGAACCCGGCCGCGCAGTTCCGCGTGCAGAGCGATGTCGCCGCGCGCGCCGACGTGACGGGGAAGAAGATGGGCGACTTCCTGACCGGCCGCAGCGCCGGCAACACGCCGCAGGCCTACTGGGACATCCTGACCGGCGTCACCGGCACGCCGGTGAACTCGGCGTTCTCGCAGGGGCTGGCCGACTTCCGCAACATCCAAACCGCGGCCAAGCTCGGCGGTGCCGTCATCACCTCCATGACCGACATCGCGACGGTCGGCTCGGCGCTGCACTTCAACCGCCTGCCGTACTTCGAGATGCTGAAGAACCTCGGCAGGCAGTTCGACGGCGACACGCGCGAGTTCTTGCAAGCGCACGGGATCATCGGCGAGGGGCTGGCCGCGAGCCTCAACCGCTGGACCGGTGACAACCTGACGCACAGCATCAGCGGCCGCGTGGCCGGCGCCGTGATGAAGGCCTCGCTGATGAACGCATGGACCGACGGCCTGCGCGGCGCCTTCTCGCAGACCATGATGGGCGGCCTGGCCCGCATGGCGAAGAAGGGCTGGGGCGAGCTCGACCAGTGGGACCGGTACCTCCTCGAGCGCAAGGGCGTGAGCGAGGCCGACTGGTCGATCATCCAGAAGGCCACACCCGACGTGCACGACGGCGGCGAGTACCTGACAGCCAGCAGCGTGCGCGCGGTCGGCGGCGACGGCGCGGCGCAGGCGGCCACCAAGGTGCTGTCGTTCGTCGTCGACGAAGCGCAGTTCGCCGTGCTGAACCCGGACATGGCGACCCGCGCCATCGCGACGGCCGGCGGCCTGCCGGCGGGCACCATCCGCGGCGAGGCGGCCCGCTCGATGGCTCAGTTCAAGTCGTTCCCGGTGGCGATGGTCACGCGCCACTGGCGCCGCATGCTCGAGACCCCGCAGGGCATGGAAGGCGCGCCCGCCATGTACGGCGCCACCTCGCGCGGCGGCGAGATCGGCAACCGCATGGCCCTGTTCGCCGCGCTCAGCGTGAGCAGCATGATGCTCGGCGCGGGCGTGCTGCAGGTGAAGTCGCTGCTGCAGGGCAAGGACCCGCTCGACATGACGACCGGCAAATTTTGGGGTAAGTCGATGGCGCAGGGCGGCGGCTTCGGCTTCGTCGGCGACTTCCTGTTCAAGGACCCGACCGAGCAGCGCGGCAACACCTACGAGCAGGCGATCGGCGCCGCGTTCGGCCCGGTACCGGGCGCCGCCGCTGGCCTGACGCTCGACCTCGGCCTGGTCAACGCGTGGGAGGCGGCCAAGGGCAAAGACTCGCACGCGGGCGCGGAGACCCTGCGCTGGCTGAACTCGCAGGTGCCGGGCCAGTCTCTCTGGTGGAGCCGGCCGGCCTACGAGCACTGGTTCTTGTTCGGCGCGCAGGAGGCGCTCAACCCCGGGTACCTCGGCCGCATGCAGCAGCGGTCGATGAAGGATTGGCAGCAGGGCTACTGGTGGGGGCCCAATGACAAGCTGCCTCAGCGCACGCCAGAATTCGCCCACATCATCGGAGACTGACCATGCGTGACGATCAACGGGTGCGGCTGAAGGAGCTTGGCGAGAAGCTGATCGACGTGTTTCTCGTCGAGGCTGATCCCGATGAGTGGGCCGGTGCTGGCACCGCGCCGAGCGACCGCGACAAGCAGACCCGCGGCGACCGCGCGTGGATGCTCAAGAGCGTCAACGCGCTCGCCTCGGTGGTGCGCCACACGATGGCGATCGAGGGTGAGCAGGAGAAGCGCGCGCCGGCCGACGCCGAGTCGGTGGAGCGGCACGAGGACCGGCTCGACAAGATTATCTCCGACGCCGAGGCCCGCGCCGAAGCGCGCATCGCCGCCGTCGGCGCCATCAAGCACGCGCAGCGCTAGGCGTGAAGCGCATCCCCTTCGTCGCGTTCTTCCTGATCTGGGCGGACCGCCAGCGGTGGGAGGTGCCCGACCCGCACATCCGCATCTGCCACTGGCTCGAGCACCGCGAAAAGCTCGCCGTGCTGCGCTGCCACCGCGGCATCGGGAAGTCGACGATCCTCGCCGTCTACAACGCCTGGCGGTACTACTGCGAGCCGACGCTGCGCATCCTTCACCAGTCGGAGTCCGACGACACGGCATCCAAGACCAGCCGCGACACGAAGCACGTCCTGCGGAATCACCCGCTGACGAAGGGCATGATCTCCGACGGCAAGCTCTCCACGCAGTCCTGGTGGACGCCGCAGGCCGCCGCGAACGACCCGCGCAACGCCTCCATGCACGCCCGCGGCATCATGACCAACGTCACCAGCGCGCGCGCTGACGAGGTGCAGAACGACGACGTGGAGGTGCCGCGCAACATCCAGAACCCGGAGGCCCGCGAGCGGCTGCGGTACCGCCTCGGCGAGCAGGTGCACATCAGCGTGCCGGGCGCGGCGCGGCTGTTCGTCGGCACCCCGCACACCCACGACAGCATCTACGACGACATGGAGCGCCTGGGCGCCGACTGCTTGACGATCCGCCTGTTCGACCTCGAGCACCGAATCGACAGCGCGAGCGAGCTGTTCTACCCGGTTCCGTTCGTGCCCGAGTACGTGTTCGCCGGCATCGGCGAGCCGGCGCGCTTGCTGCGGCCTGGACTCGACTACCAGCTCGTGCCGGGCGGTGTGCGCTTCTCGGCGCCGCCGCGCGCGCTGCTGGACTTCTACGCCGGCTGCGCCTGGCCGGCCCGCTTCACCCGTGACGACCTGACGGTGCGGCGCAAGGGCACGCGCACGATCAACGAGTGGGACAGCCAGTACCAGCTCCACAGCAAGCCGGTGCACGAGACCCGCCTCGACCCCGATCGCCTCATCGCCTACGACTCCGAGCTCGAGATGCACGTCGCGAACAAGATGCTGCGCCTGATGCTCGGCAAGGTGCAGGTGGTCAGCAGCCGCGCCTATTGGGACCCGTCAAAGGGGAAGGCCGGCAACGACGCGAGCGCTTTCTCGCTGCTGCTCGACGACGTGGCCGGCAACCAGTATTGGCACTGCGCCGAGGCGCTCACCGGCGACCTGGCCGAGTTCGCCAACCACACGAACACGAAGATCATCGGCGGTCAGGTGATGCAGATCGTGGAGCTCGTGCGGAAGTACCACATCCCGTCGGTCTACGTCGAGACGAACGGCATCGGCGGCTTCGTCGGGCCCATCCTGCGGCGCGCGCTGCGCCAGGAGCAGCTCGTGTGCGGCGTCAGCGAGGTGCACGTCACCGGCGACAAGAACGCCCGCATCCTGGCCGCGATCGAGCCGCCGCTGACCAGCAGCCTTTTGTGGGCGCACGTCCGCGTGCTGGACGGCCCGGCCGAGGAGCAGATGCGCGACTTCGACCCGAGCAAGAAGAACCAGGCCGACGACTACCTCGACAGCGTGGCGGGCGCGCTTCTGCAGGCGCCGGTCCGGATCGTTCGCAATCATGAGATTTCAACGAACCGTCCCGCACAAGATTGGCGCCCTAGGACAGGCACGCCCGAGGTCGCCTATCAAGGGTGAACGGCCTGCCTCGCACATGAGGCACGAATGGCAGTCACCCAGCAGCAGACCCTTTTCAGCTACACCGCGGCGGGCGGCACCGAGTTCGGCTTCGGCTGCCGCATCCTGTCCGCGGCCGACCTGAAGGTCACCGTCGATGGCGTGTTGAAGGCGGCTGGCAGCGACTTCACCATCAGCGGCGTGGCCGCGGCGGCCGGCGGAACCGTCGTCTTCCTCGTGCCGCCCCCGTCCGGCTCCATCGTGCGCATCTACCGCGCCACGCGCCTGATCCGCGACACCGACTACCAGTTCGCGGGCGACTTCCGCGCCGCGACGGTGAACGCCGACTTCGACCGTGTGTTCATGGCGATGCAAGACCTGGCCGGCGGCGCGACCGAGATCTCGAACGTCCTGCGTGTGCCACCCGGCGAAGTCATCTCGGCGCTCCCGAGCGCGGCCATGCGCGCGATGAAGCTGGTCGCCTTCGACGGCAGCGGCAATGCCACCGTGGGCACGCCCGCCGACGGCGACGTGCTGCTGCCCCCGAGCGGCACGAGCTTCACCCTGAAGCAGCTCGGCGCGGTCGGCGACGGCGTGACCGACGACGGCCCCGCGATCCAGGCCGCCTGCCTCACGAACTCGCGCATCGTGGTGGACGACGGCACCTACCTGATCGCCAGCAACATCGACTGCGGCACGACCACCTTCCAGTTCAACGGCGGCATGTTCGTGCCGAACTCGGCCGATCGGACCGTCATCATCCGGGGCCAGGTTGTCGCCGGCAACTACCAGATCTTCGGCCAGCTCGGCGACGTGCTGCTGGGCGGCCTCGTGAACCCGATGTGGTTCGGCGCCGTGCCCTACGTCGAGACGCTGACGCAGGCCAAGATCAACACGCGGGCCGCGCGCTGCGCCTGCAAGAGCTTCAAGAGCTCGATGGACAAGATCGTCACCTATGCGGTGTCGTTCGCCGTCTTGTTCCCCTGCGCCATGTTCGCCTTCGCCAACGGCTTCACCGCCTCGGTGGGTGTGAAGGTGCAGGGCGCGAGCGCCTCGGGCACCTACTTCCGCCGGATCTTCAGCTACGTCGACTCGACTGAGCCGGCCGTCCCACTGCTGACGATCGGCAAGACCTTCCTGCCCGACCTGAGCTTCAACCCGAACCAGGACGTCGGCGCGATGTCCAACTACGGCAGCCCGTATCCGGCGGCCATCGCGAGCGACATCTACTTCACCGACCAGTCGGCCGCCGGCGCCTTCGCCATCAAGTACCCGGGCGCGCAGGCCCGCGACATGTTCTTCACCTCGTGCGCGAACGCGATGCCGTTCGACGGGGCCGGCGACATCACTCTGTCGAACTTCATCTTCGACCTCGGCCTCACCGGCATGAGCTTCGCGAACTGCCAGAACATCACGATGACGAACGTCATCGTCTACAACACCAACGGTCAGGCGATCGCGGTCGGCTCGAACGTGCGGGACGTAACGCTCAACAACCTGGAGATCGAGTACCCGGTCAACCTCGGCATCTACTTCGCCGAGGGCGCCACCGGGATCCGCAACTTCCGGGTGAACGGCTTCACCTGCATCCAGAACATCCAGTACGACGGCTTCCAGGGCATGGTCGTCACGCGGGCGACCGACGCCGAAGTGATCTTCAGCAACGGGGTGTTCCGCAACATCAAGGGCCCGGCCGTCGTGAACAGCCTGTTCGCCGCCGGCAACGACTTCACCTTCAACAACGTGGTGTGGGACGGCCGCAGCGGCGGCTACAACCAGGGCACAACGATGAGCGCGTTCTCAGTGGTGTCGGGCGCCTGGTCGCTGAACGACTGCCTGATCCGCGACCAGTTCGCCACCTCGCTGTTCACCTTCGGCGCGTCGCTCTACGTCAACGGCCTGCGCTACAAGAACATGGCCGGGAACTTGGCCGTCTTCAACGTCGCAGGTATCAGCTACGGCGGGCCGGTGAAGTCGATCGGCAGCATCAAGAACGTGGTGGGCGACGGCCTGGCGCCGCTGCTCTACCTCTACAACACGGGCATGTTCATCAAGGTCCAGAACTGCTTCGACATCTGGGGGCCGCCGTACGCCTACCAGTCGTCGCTGTGCTGGGACATCCCGCTGTCGGCGCAGAGCGACCTCATCTCGTCGGTGGTCTCAGCCCGCACGAACAACGCCTATGCGATCGAGGGCCGCAAGTCGAGCGAGTACCGCTTTGAGCGCTTCGTCGACGTCGCGTCCAGCTCGTCGACCGTGCTCACAGACCAGATCGCGGCCACCAAGATCTGCGGCTCGCCGGCCGTCGCCGGCGGCTATGCCGAGCTCACGCAGCAGATGCTGTTCGTGACCGACGCGACCTCGCAGGGCAAGACCTACCCGAACCCGACGTTCGCCCGCCTGCGCATCCCGAACACGTTCGCGGAAGCCACCCTCCAGCTCAACCACATCGGGTGACCCATGCAACGCCTCGAGACCTACACCGCCAACGAGCCCCGCAACTTCGCAGTGCTCGCCCCGAACGGCGACCGCATCGCGCTCCTGCAGACCTGGGCGCTCGCGCAGCAACTGGCCGACGTGATGAGCGAGAGCGGCGCGCCGCACACCGTCGTCGACGTCCGCTCACTTTGAACCCTCACGCCTACCCCGGCGGCCCCTTCTCGCCTACAGCATGCCAACTGCGAAGAAAACACAATCGGCTCCATCCAAAGCTATATCTGGGGGAAAAGCCATGACCACCACCAAGAAGTCGTTCTTCCACATCGACGGCACCGTGAACCTTGCATTTATTGGCATGTCCCTTGGCGTCATTTGCAGCGTCGCCTTGTGGGGCGTGAAGATGGACAGCCGCTTGTCCAGCCTCGAGCAAGACCGGGCTGAGCTGCGCGCAGATCTTCGCGAGATCAAGAGCGGGCTGCGCGATGTGAGCATCGATCTCGCAACGGTACGCGGCCGCATGGCCGAGAACACGCTGGGCAAGAAATGAGCAAGCTGACCGCCCTACTGGAGGCCGACGAAGGCCGCCGCGGCTCCGCGTATCAGGACTCCCTCGGGTACTGGACGATCGGCGTGGGCCGCCTCATCGACGAGCGCAAGGGCGGCCGGCTGACCGACGACGAGATCGACTACCTGCTTGCCAACGACATCCGCGAGAAGACCGCGATGGTGCGCGCGCAGTGGCCGTGGTTCGACCACCTGAACGACGCGCGCCAGGCCGTGCTGATCTGCATGGCATTCCAGCTCGGCATCGGCGGGCTCCTCAACTTCAAGAAGGCGCTGGGCGCCATGCGTGATGAGCGCTGGCCCGACGCCGCGCGCGAAATGAAGGACTCGACCTGGGCCAAGCAGACCCCGGCCCGGTGCTCGCGCCTCGCCTACCAGATGGAGACCGGCGCATGGCAAACCTAGACTGGCTGAAGTCGGTCGTCCCCACCATCGCCACGGCCCTCGGCGGACCGCTCGCGGGTGTCGCGGCGACCTTCGTGGCCGACAAGCTGGGACTCGGCGACAAGACCGTCGAAGCGGTGCAGGCCGCCATCAGTGGCGCGTCGCCCGATCAGTTGATCCAGATGAAGCAGATCGACGCGGACCTGGAGAAGTACTTCGCCAGCCTCGACATCCAGATCGACCAGATCGATGCCGCCGATCGGGCCAGCGCCCGCGACCGCGAGGTGAAGGCCGGCGACTCGATTACCCCTCGCGTTCTGGCTGCCGTCATCGTCACCGGCTTCTTCACGGTCCTGGTGTTCCTCATGGTCTACGGGGTGCCGGAGAAAGGGGGCGACGCGCTCCTGCTGCTCCTGGGCGCTGTCGTGGCCGGCTTCGGTCAGGTGAACAACTATTTCTTCGGCTCGACCAAGGGCAGCGCCGACAAGACCGCCCTCATCGCAAAGGCCGCCTCGGGCGAGAAGCACCTCCCATGAGCATCCACGTCCAGTACCTCACGCCCAGCGGCTTCGTGGCTGACGCCTACACCGAAGACCCGAACATCATCCTGCTGTCGGCCGCGCAGATCGCGAGCCCGAGCGTGGCCGTGCTGCGCAACGTTACGGCGACCTTCCAGCTCGTCGTGTCCCCCTTCACCCGCTACCGCAGCGACGGCACGCAGCTCGTGCTGCTCGGTGAGGGCGGCAGCGGCAGCCCCATCGGCGAGACCGTCGGCGGCGGCATCCCAACCAACGACTCTGACGCCATCGGCGGGGGCCTTCCATCATGACCATCGTTCTCGACCAGCGCGGCACCGAAGCGCAGTGGCTTGCGCTCTCCCGCCCCCTTCGCAGCGGCGAGACGGCCAAGGTCATCAACCCGGCGGGGTCGCAGTACCCGGACCTGGTGAAGTACGGCACGGGCGCCATGTTCGCGGCGACGCCTTATGCCGCGTCGACTGCCTCGGACGCGCCGGTGCCCACCGCCTTCTCGTCGCTCATCGACTTCCGCTCGAACAAGTCGATGCCGGTCAGCAGCTACTACGCGCAGGCCGGCGCGATCAACTTCACGAAGGACACGACCGGCGCGGTGCCCAACTACGGCACCACCATCCTGCTGCTCGCTGACGGCAACCCCATCACCTTCACCGGCTTCGAGATGATCGGCGCCGGCGCGACGGCCACGGCCGGCCAGAAGCAGGTGATCGACTTCGTGTGGTCGGGCGGCCTGGCGTTCGCGAGCGTGGCGCTCGGGGCGGCGACAGTGGTCACGCCATCGATCCCGACGAATTCCTCCGTGCCGGTCATCAGCGGCACGACCACGCAAGGCCAGACGCTCACCACGACGACGGGCACCTGGACCAACACGCCGACCACGTACGCCTACCAGTGGCGTCGAGGTGGCACGGCCATCAGCGGAGCGACCAGCAGCACATACACGCTCGTCTCGGCTGACGTGGGCACGGTTATCACCGTGGCCGTCATCGCGACGAACGCAGGCGGTTCCAGCACGGCAGCGATCAGCGCCGGCACGGCGACCATTGCAGCCCCGGCCACGCCGGTTCCGGTCAACAGCGTGGCGCCCGCCATCTCGGGCACCGCTCAAGTCGGCCAGACGCTCACCGTCTCGAACGGTACGTGGAGCAACACCCCGACGAGCTACGCCTACCAGTGGAAGCGCGCGGGGACGAATATCAGCGGAGCCACGGCGCAGACCTATGTGCCGGTCACGGCCGACGTGGGCAACACGCTGACGTGCGCGGTGACGGCGAGCAATGCAAACGGTGCAGGCACGGCAGCAACGAGTGCGGCAACGGCGGCCGTAACGGCAGCCAGCCTCCCAACCATTTCGGACAGCTCAACCGGCCGGGCGGACAGCACCGGTTCGACTGCGAGCATGGGCCCGAACTGGGAGACCATGAACGGCGCGGTCATGGGCATCCGCGACAGCTTGTGGGATGTGGAATCCTTCAAGACCACCGGGATTCGTGGTGGGGCTACGTTGCAGTGCAACTCGGCCAATGGCACGTACACCTTCGACCTCTACACCGGGCAGTACTCGAAGGGGCAGGGCGTTCTTCTCCGGCGCATCGACGACAACAACTTCCTCTACACGCAGGTGCAAGCGGACCGGGTCATCTTGAACGCCGGCGTTGCGGGCACGCTCTATCAGATTAAGCAGATCATCGGCGGGGACTATTCAGACTACACCGTGAAGCGCCAATGCAGTGTCACGCTGAATGGCGCGAACATCACCGTCGTGACCCCGGGCGGCGCGAATCTGGTTGTGACTGCATCTGACTTTGCTACGGCGAGCAGCGGAGGCCCCGTGACGGCCAACACCACGGGCACCAAGTTCGGCTTCACCGACATCTCGCAGTACGACGGCCGCTACAACAACTTCAACTTCGTTCCAGCATGAGCCGCCTCGGTCGCCTCATCCGGCGCAACGTCGTCACCTATGCAGGCGGGGTGACGCCCAACCCTGGAACGGCCCGCCTGTGGTCTGACCCTGGGACTTGGGTGCCTGGCAGCACTGACGCGGCCGACGTGCCTCAGGCCGGCGAGTCGTTCGAGATCGGGACCGATTCGGTCATCACACTCGACGTTCAAACGCCAGCTCTCGGCAACGTCATGTGCTACGGCACGGTGATCGTCTCGAATGACGTGGACACCAGCATCGACTACCACTCGTGGATGTGGATGCCGGGCAGCAAGTTGATCTTCGGCGACGGCGTGGCGGGGCATTACCTGCGCAAGTTCACGCTGCGCCCGCGCGGCACCATCACCGGCAGCACG